ACACAGTTTAAATCAAAATGACTATTCTTAAAGTAATTGATAACGCGGCACCTGAAGAAATTTTTACATTAGCATCTCAAGAATGCAGTAAAGGAATTTGGCAATTTAATAATAATTCTTTTGAAGGAGACACTAATCTTGGTTTTGGGGCTAGTGACTACACTAAGGAACTTAATTCTTTAATAAAAAAAGGTGAGTTTAATAAAGCGAATATTATTTATAATCTTTGGAGTGCTATTAATAGTAAGGTAAAAGTAGAAGATAATTTTAAAAACACACTAAAAAGAGTTCATATAAATTGCGGACCGCCTTTGTATGATCAAGCATGGCATCAAGATGACACTTCAGTTTTTTCAAAAGATATAACTATTGTTCATTTTTTACATTCAACATGGAATATAGCTTGGGGTGGAGAAATGATTATATTTGATGAGGCGTTAAAAAGAGTAACATCGGGAGTTATTCCATTCCCTAACAGAGCTGCTGTTTTTCCATCATACCTTCCTCATCGAGGGGTTGCTGTGTCTAGAGTATGTCCTGTCATGAGAATATCCATTGCATTTCAATGCACTTTCAACAATACTCTTTAATGAAATCAGAAACTTTTAACTTACATGTTATTGATGACTTTCTTTCTCATGATGTTTTTTTAAAAATAATAAATGAAATTCCTAACATTACGTGGGATGGTATGGATCATAGTTACGCATCAGAAGATCTTAAAAATCAACATGTGTGGTACAGTAGAGGTATTGAGCTAGAAGGTTTTATTGCTCAAAACATTAAGAAAAATATAAAAAATAAAACTGTATTTCCTATTAAAAAATTTAATCTTTTGTCTTTTACTATGGCAACAAAGGTAGATCCATTTCCTCATGTGGATGTATCATTAGAAGAAAAATATAAAAATCAGTTAATTTTGTACATAGATGGACACACCAATATTAATAAAGGAACAGGGTTTTACGTAAAAAATGGTGATAATCATGAGTTAAATACTCATATAGGATTTCAAAAAAATAGAGGAGTTTTGTTTAGATCAGGTATGTGGCATTCTCCCTTACTATTTAACTCAAAAGACTCTATTCCAAGAATATCAATTATTGCACAGTTTTAATAAATAATTTAGTATACTCCGACATGAAATTAGTTGATTTAAAGTTCCAACCAGGCATTGACAAACAAGATACCGCTTATTCTGCTGGAGATCAACGTAAATATGTTGACTCTAATCTTGTACGTTTTCACTACGGAAAGCCTGAAAGATGGAAAGGTTGGACCTATTTACCCGATCCAAATAAAACTGTCGTGGGCGTGGTCCGTGATACACATAGCTGGATTGGTCTAGACGGAACCAGATACCTTGCTTTAGGTACAGACAGAAAACTATATTTATACTCAGGTAGTGCTCTTTATGACATTACACCTATTAGAGAAACAGCATCTTTAACAAATCCTTTTACAACAAACGGTACAACAACAGTTTCAGTAACTGATGCAGATCACGGAGCTATTGAAGGAGATTTTGTTACTTTTGATTCATTCTCTGCAATAGACGGATTAGATATGAATAACGAGTTTGAAGTTACAACGTACGTTGACGCAAACACTTATAAAGTTACACATACAAGTGCAGCTTCTGGATCTACTTCTGGTGGAGGTGGATCAGGTAACGCTAATTATCAAATTAATATTGGTGAAACTGTTTCAACTTATGGATATGGATGGGGCACAGATACTTGGAGTGCTGGTGCATGGGACGAACCAAGCACATCTTCAGACGTTACCGTATTTGCACGTAGTTGGTCTTTAGATAATTTTGGTGAGGATTTAATTGCTACGGTTTTAAATGGTAGCACGTATATAAAAGATATTTCTGGAGCAATAGATGCCAGAGCAACAGCTTTGTCTAATGCTCCTACTGCTTCTAGATTTAGTTTAGTATCTACCGATACAAGACACTTAATGATTTTTGGCACAGAAACTACTATCGGTACACCTGCTTCTCAAGATGATTTATTATTTAGATTTTCTGATCGAGAAGATGCTACAGACTATACACCAGTTTCAACAAATGAAGCTGGTTCACTTCGTATATCCGATGGTTCTAGAATAGTGGGCGCTGTTAAATCATCAGGACAAATATTAGTTTGGACAGATACATCACTTCATGGTGTTCAGTTTGTTGGTACACCTTTTACTTTTGGTCTTAGACAACTTGGCGCTAACTGTGGGTTGATAGCACAGCATGCTGCTATTGAAGTTAATGGTAGAGCGTATTGGATGTCTGATAATTCTTTTTACATGTACGATGGTGTTGTCAAAAAAATGCCATGTTCTGTACAAGATTATGTATTTGATGATCTTAGTTACACAAATAGAAATGATATCGCTTGTGGTATTAATACGGCTTTTAATGAAATTATTTGGTACTATCCTTCAGCAAGTGCTACAGCAATAGATAGAGGAGTTGCTTACAATTATTTAGAAAACACTTGGTACACATTAAATTTAGGTAGAACAACATGGCTTGGGGCTTATGTATTTGAACAGCCAATTGCTACAGAATATAGTGCAAGTTTAACAGCAAATGTATCAACCATACTAGGTTTAACGGCAGGTGCTTCTTATATTTACGAACATGAGTCAGGCAATAATCAAGCAGATGGCACAGCTTTATCTGCTTTCTTAACATCAGGTTCTGTTGAGATTGCTGATGGTGATGAGCTTATGTCGGTTAGTAGATTAGTTCCAGACTTTGATAATCTTGCTAATACAATGACTGCCACTTTAACATTAGAGCAGTATCCACAATCCGCAGCTAATGTAACTACAACAGGTTCTATTTCTAGCACAACAGAAAAAATTGATGTAAGAGGTAGAGGTAGAGCGGTTAAAATTAAATATGAAACTAATACAGTTAATGACACAGCTTGGAGACTTGGATCAACGAAGTTACAACTTAGACCTGACGGAAGAAGATAATGGCTAAAATAACAATAACAAGATTACCTAATGCTACACCAGAATATAATTCTAATCAGTTTGATCAAATGGTGCAGTTATTAGATCAAATTATTCTTTTACTTAACACAAACTACCAACAAGATTTAAAAGAACAATCACAGTCGGAGGCTTTTTTCCTTGGCTAATACTTTTAAAAGCGCAATGGTGGATATTACCACAACAGATTTAACAACTATTATAACAGTTCCTACGGCTAATCCTGGTGCAACGCCACCAGTTATGCCTACTACGGATGTAGTAAAATCTCTTTTAATTTGTAACGACTCTGGTTCAACAACTTTAGTTGATGTTGAAGTTGTCCGAGCTTCTGCAACCTTTGAATTATTTAAAGCAAAGAGTGTTGCTACAAACACAACAACAGAATTATTGACTCAACCTCTAGTTCTGCAAGAAAGTGATATTCTTAAAGTTCAAGCCAATGCTGCCAATCAGGTGCACATTATAGCAAGTTTTATGGAGGTCACGAAAGGACAACTCTGATTAATTTACATTCTCTATTTATTACTCCCGTATTTTCACTACAACTTAAAGGCCATGAACATCTTATTGATAATATATATCAATTAAAAGAAAAAGATGAAATGGGTATGCCTCGATCTAATGTAGGTGGTTGGCATAGTCACGATGAAATATATAGCATTAAAAAATTTAGACCTTTAGTTGGTGACATTCTTAAATATGCTAAAGATTGTTTTAATCACATGGATGTGCAAGATCATTACGTTCCTGAGATGACTGGTATGTGGGGAATGATAAATCCACCCGGATCACGAAACAATGTGCATACGCATCCATATAACTACTTGTCTGGTGTATTTTATCTTAAAGCTCCTAAAAAGTGTGGAAATATTGTGTTTCTAGAGCCTAAACCACAGTCAGAGGTACTATCACCCCCAAAAACAGAAAAAGCCTCTATACACCTCGCTCACAGCGTACAATGGGAACCTGTTGAAAATTCCTTGATTTTTTTCCCCTCATGGTTACAACATGAAGTACAAACAAATAGTTCTAATGATGATAGAATTATTATTAGTTTTAACATAAATTGGAGAAAAGAAGATGCCGATAGTTGAACCTGCTGAATTACTAGGACATATTACAACAGAGGATGGAAGAAAAATTCCACACTATAAAGTAAAAACTGAAACTACAATTACTCATACCGACACTGGTGCCGAATATGATTCTGAAGCTGCCGCACAAGCTGATGTTGACAATCCAGGAACATCAACAACTGCTGAAAAAATAAGAAGAGATGTAAAAGTATTTGCTCCTTCTTTAGCAGATATGTTAGGTGAAACTCCTGAGTAGTTAAGCGCTACAAGCCTCACACTCTACATCAGAATCTAAACCCGTTACTATAACTTGTGTATCAGAGTTATGTGGTTGACCTTGAATAGTATGTATATGTGGACCATTTTTATGTTCTAACAGTTCTTTCTGTAATTTTTCATTGTCTCTTTCTACTGCTAATAAACGTTCATGATAGCGACTCACCTTATCAGCAAGGGTAGCTATAGCCTTCAATACTTCTTGATTTTCCATAATATCTCCTGATTTATAATTTTTGGGTGAGATCTAATTTAAACATGTGTACAGAATATATCAAGCAATCTTTTTATAATTGTTTTCTTGACAGTAAAATTATGTTATGAAAGAGACAGAAAAAAGAATGAAAAAGAAAATAATAAGTAAGACATTAGCTTTTGGTAGAATAGTTAAATGCTATACTTTACCTTTGAAAGTTATTGATGAATTAAATCAACGATATGAAATAGAAAAACAAAAACTTCAATCTTTTGGTCCTCGATTAGCGGGAAGATTAGATTCCGAATTAGAGTTTACTAATTTTTTACACTTAACTAAAGCTTCTACATACATTGTAGATTTCATGCATGATTATTATGATACATTAGATAAAGTTGGGTTACTCCCTAAAACATATTCTTTACAAATTTTAAGTTGTTGGATAAATGATATGAAAGAAGGGGAATATAATCCTCCACATACCCATCATGATTTAACAGGATTTTCAACAGTGATGTTTTTAAAAGTTCCTGAATTTGTGAATGATGTTAAAGATCCTCATAAATTTAAAGATGGTTATCTAGGCTTTACTACAGTTGATGGTATTGGAACTGTTTGGCTTGAACCAAAAGTAGGAGAATTTTATATATTTGAAGCAAAGCATCAACATTGTGTAATGCCATTTAAAGTAAAAAATAAAGGAGAAATTAGAAGATCGATGTCTTTTAACTTCATAGAAAAAATTTTGTAAAATAATGTTTAATAAAAAAATTACTTTTTGTGCTATTAATAAAGATATGTTGGAAGTGTGGCCTCATCCAAAACCCGCATCTTATTTTATTCCTAAAGAGTATAAAAAATTAGAAAGATTCAAAGATAATAATATGTATAACCCTACAGTAAAAACATGTATTCCTTTTTTAGATTCTTTAACCGCAGGCTACATCATACCTTTTGATCAAGATTATTTAGTGGATCCAGTGGAAACTGATTTTTCTGTTTCACCCGCAAATAAAGAACAACATGATTTTGGTTTTCATAATCAATCGCAACTTCCTGAAGAATGGCACAAAACAACAGGGGACAATGCAGGTAAGTTTCATAACAAATGGTTAATTAAAACACCACCTGGTTATAGTTGTTTATTTATAAAACCCATGAATAGATTAGAGCCTAGATTTGAAATTATTTCAGGAATAGTAGACACAGATAATTATATAAATACAATTAATTTTCCTTTTATTTTACATAAAAGAAATGAACAGTTTTTAATAAAAAAGGGAGAACCTATGGTTCAAGTAATTCCTTTTAAACGTGAATCATGGAAAATGTGGGCAGGGTTTTATGTAGAAAAACTTCATAGTAAAACTTTACGTTTTTTAGAAAGTGAGTGGGTGGATAAATACAAAAAAATGTTTTGGAGTAAAAAAAGTTTTAAATAATTACGAATAATTAGGATCGTAGTCTATCCAAGTTTTTCCTGAAGTATTAGTTGTATCATTAGCTATATCATCCGCTACCGCAGCATCATAAGCCGCTATAGCAGTTTCTATCTGACCTTTTCTTGTTTCACCCCAAGTTAATAAAGCAGCAACAGTAGTAGATCCTACAGCATCACTCGTAGCACTTAAATTTGTATTACCTGTCATATTACCTGTAGCTGGATCTTTACTTTGAATTTCATTTTGCCCCACTAAATTATTCCAAATCATTGCATGAATAGTAGAGGGAAGAGCTGGCATAGCATTGCCTTTATCAGCCCAATCAATATGAAAAGAATCATCTACTTTTATAAAACTTTCATTTCCTATTACAATTTGTGTCGCCATTTAATATCTCCTAGTGTTTTATAATATAATTAACCACCACATAAGGTGAAAATGAATTGGTACCAGCAGCCGTTACGGTTCCTGATAATGTTCCTCCTGAATTAGTTACACTTACATTACCTGTTAATGTACCTGATAAATTATGACCGTGATTATGACCAGTTCCCGATCCAGCATTACCAGTATTTCCTGTTAGACTTGTAACCCTTGACCCAGGAGTTGCTTGTATATTTGATTTAAATCCATCTCCTGTAAGAGCAGTATGTGAGTGACTTGCTAATTGAGCTTCGGTCACAGAAGTATTATCAATATTTCCAGTGACAGTCACCGATTGTGTGCTTGTCGCTGTGCTTGTAACTGCGCTTACAGCTTGGTTATTAGTTACAGCTACTGTAACGGTATTAGCACCGCCAGTTCCTGCCATAGCATAATTTCCACTTTCATACCCTTGAGGCAGTTTGCCTTTAAGATCTGGGACATTAAAAGTTGTTGATCCATTTCCTGCACCATAAGTAGTAGAAATCACAGTAAATAAATCAGCATAATCGGTTCTTGAAATTGCCGCACCATCACATAATACATAACCTGCTGGAGCAGTTGTTTTAGTCCAAGGCTTAATTGCGCCTACTTCACTTCTGTTTGTTAAATCTTGTAAGTTAGCCATTAGTCGTTATATTTCAACCTCCACCCATTAGTTGAATCGTAATATACCAGAGCTATACCAGCATTGTTAGTGCTAATTGTTAAATCTGATGCAGCACCCTGAATTTTTTCAGAGTTACGACCCACCGTAATGTTATAAGTAGCAGCACTACCTGTGCCGTCTACGATTTTTACCTGATCCCCTATCGATGGAGAGGCAGGAAGAGTGACTGTTACAACCGCTGCTGAACAATCTACAAAAATATTGTCACCTGCCGAAGCAGTATAAGGAGAATCAGAATTGTCTTTTTCAATCCATGCTTCACCTAATCCAGCTAGAGAAAATATATCATACCAATTTGTCCCGTCAGTAGCAACTAAACGGTATTTACCGTTTGTAATAGTAACGGTATTACCTGTTGCCCCTAGCCTTGCAGATATGTCTGCACCGCCTGAAATATTATTGTAAAGTCCGTATGTCTTTGCAGTAGCTGGGAATTGAACAGTATGAGTTGTCGATACAGTTCCACTAAATAATAAGGTATTTTGTCTAGCTTGATTGTTTGCTTGAGTTTGAGGACCATCGCCATTTGTTAAAGTAGTTGACGTTCCTGTTGTAATTGCGGGTACAGCATAAACACCAGCAATAGCATATTCAAAAACCTGAGAAAAATTGTTATTGGTAATGGTGCCCCAAGTACCTGAATTTGCTCCTGTGGTTTGTAATTCTATTCTTAAACCTGTTGAATACGTTGACATTTAATCTCCTAATAAAGTTTTATTGAATAATATAAAGTTTGTCAAAACTTTTATGCAGCCTTGTGAACTTCTGTCCAACTTATAGAACTGTTAGAATCATCGACTTCAGACCAAAAGATCCCGCCTAATGTTCCAGTACTACTTGTAGCAGAAACGCCAGTTAATGTAAAGCTCACATCTGTTGTAATATTTACCGTTCCTACTGCTGTAGTGGCTTCTTCACTTGGAGCCATATAGCTAGTTTCTTGCGTAGCATCTCCTTCGCTAGCAGTAGCACTAACCCCTGTAACAAAAATAGAGGTTAATACATCACCCACGGATGAAGTAGCAAGTTGACCTGCTGGTTCTACTGTAGGGCTAATAGATATAGAAACAGATCCTGTATCAGCGTCTAACTCTGGTTCAGAAGCTGCTACAACAGTTATTGTTGCATCAGCAGTAATTGAATAACTTCCAATAGAACTCTCTAATTCATAAGATGCTTCTGAAACATCAATAGTTATAATTTGATCGGTGGTTACAATAGAACCTGTTCCACTTGTGGCTGTTAATTCATTAAGAGAAACAGCGTAAGATCCACCAGCAGAGCCCCATTGTTGATCTCCCCAACCAATAGAAGCTCCTGTGGTAATATCTTTAGATCTATTCCATCCTGCTCTAATTTCTACAGTAGTAGTAACATCGCCCTCAAATGATTCTGCATCTGTACCTGTAATAGGGAAAATAAAATCAGATTGTACAACGTACGTACCTATGGGTTTCCACTCTAACTCGTTACCTAGAGGCTCTGCAACAGCAATACCTGTAGCTACCGCATTACCTGCCGTAGATGTTAACTCATCAAGAGAAACTGATATAATCTGATCTGTAACAATTGTTACATCCTCAGTAGATGACGTGAGGCCTTCACCTGTAGCTGCTACAGGAGCAAATTCACTCCATGCACCTGAGCCCCAAGTCAGTCGGCCCCATCCTTGGACGGAAGCCATAATTTATCTCCTATGCGATTCTTAAAATTGCAGCAGTAGCTTCAGCAGCGGGGAATGTAATTGTAAACGTTCCAGCAGATGAAGATTTAACTCCACCAAAATCTAAAACACAAACAGCAGCATTCGTAGTTAATCCTGATACTGTTGAACTATTATAAATTACAGCAGCTTGAGCCGAAAT